CCGTTCGCAAGCACATTGTTAAGCGAGCCAAGGCTCTTGGTAAGGCATATCTAATTCCAGACGAATGGAAGTCAGCCGGATCAACCGAGGCTGCTACTATTGTTGCTTCGATGCGCTCTCGACTAGCGGAGTTTGCAGAAGCTCCAGCCAAAGAAATTTCTGATGCTGACCTAGAGAAGCTCAAGGATGCTAAGCAGGAAGCTGACAAGCAAACTGAAGAAGAGATCAAGATTGCTGAAGACATCCGTACAGGTAAGACCACTGCTAAGGAAGTCTATGACGCAGAGGGTCGCAGTAAGTACACCCCAAAGACTCAGCCTCGTGATGCTAAGGGAAAGTACCGTAAGGTCCTTGCTCGTCTAAAGCAGAACCTAGGTGTAGCTGGTCTTCAGAAAGCCCTAGAAAAAGTAGAAACTGCCGAAAACCTAGAGTTTGCTGGTGACTACGTAAACTCGGCTAAAGCCAGCAGTGAGCTACTAGGGATGATTGATCGTCTAGACACTAAGGCCCTAAACCCTGAGTCTCTAGAGAACGTCCGCTCAACCGCGGCCGAGCTCGGCAAGACCATTGCCAACCTTCCATTGCCATTCGGCAAGGAAGCTCAGAAAGTTAGATTTAGCGATCTACCTGCCGGACTAAAGACACTCATCGATGGGATGATTTCTCGAGTCGAAGCAAAGATCGGTAAAGAGGACGCAGACGTTGCAACCGCAAATCTGAAGTCCTTCATGTCCGGAGCAGATGTCTATTCTCAGGCTGAAATTCAGTCAGAGATGAACACCCTGCTCAGACTCCTTACCTAAAAAGTAAGGTACAATTAGTGATAGGTGGAGCGCCTCGCACATTTCGTGCTGAGTCCCTCAGCCTTGACTGTTCACCATGAGTGAGGATTTCTCATTCATAAACCAATACTGGCCTAGGAGGTACAGTGTACGACCAGATTAAAACACAGCTAGACACTCTGGCTGATCTTAGCGATGAACAACTCGCTGAGCTTCAGACTCAGATCGTCGGCGAGTTTGAGTCGATCGATGCTGATGAACCAACTTCTCAGTCAGTTGATGCGATGACATCCCTTGCGGATTCCCTTGACATCGTACGTGGTGAGCTTTCTCGTCGCGAGGCCCTCGCTGAAGAGTTAGCTGCTCGTGCGGCTGAGGCTACTGCCCGTATTAAGGGTGGAGCTGAAGAAGGAGAGGAAATGGCTATGGAAGACATGCCAATCGTGGAAGAGGCCCCTGTAGAAGAGGCCCCTGTTGAGGAAGCCCCAGTAGTAGAAGCAGAGGAAACTCCTGCTGACGAAGTTACTGAGACTCCTGAAGAGGAAAAGAAGGAAGAGGAAGAGGACAAGGAAGAGCCTATGAAGGCATCTGCTGAGACCGAAACCGCTCCTGAAACTTCAGCATCAATTGACCAGGAATCAGGTTCTGAACTATCGACCGAATCGGTTGAGACTGTTGACGAGACCATTACTGCAGACGGTTCTGCTGAGGAAGTAGTTGCTGATGAAGCACCTGCTGCCGAGGTAGAAGTAGAGACTATCGAAGCCGCGGCCGAGGTAGTTGTAGAAGCAGTAGAGGGATCAGAAGCATCAGCCGAAGAAACCACTTTAGAAACAACAACCGCTCTTGTAGAAGAGCAGAAAGAGCAGGCACTAGTGAGCGCCGCAGCAGAACAGCCTTTTGAGGCTCCAGCTGACCGTCAGCCTGTAGTTCAGGTATCAGAGGCAGCTCCAGTGGCAATTACCGCTGGCGCAGACATCCCTGGCTACACCGCAGGCAGCACCATTAACGACATGTACGAAGTAGCTTCGGCTATGGAGAAGCGTATCCACTCGCTACGTCGTGTAAACGGCGGCGATGGAGAGCAGCACATCGTTGCATCTATCACCACCCAGTACCCAGAAGAGCGTACCCTAACTGCTAACGCAGAAGAGAACGCACTGAAGATTGGTAACGTTGTAGGTCAGGACGCACTTGTTGCTTCTGGTGGCCACGCTGCTCCATTCGAAGTCAAGTACGACATCTTCTCGATCGGTTCAACCACTGTACGCCCAGTTCGCGATGCATTGCCTCGCTTCCAGGCTGACCGTGGCGGTATCCGCTTCGTAACTCCACCATCATTCGCTGCTGGTACCTACGCTGACGCTGTTGGTGTATGGACTGCTGCAACTGATGCTGACCCACAGTCTGCTACCAAGACTAGCTACACCGTAGTCGCTGCTTCAGAGAACACCGTTTCTACTGACGCTGTTACTCTGCAGCTACAGTTTGGTAACCTCATGACTCGTGCTTACCCAGAGTTGATTGCTCGCCACAACGAGCTAGCTCTTGTACAGCACGCTCGCGAGGCTGAGCAGAACTTGCTAAGCAAGATTGGTGACGCATCTACTGCTGTTACTACCACTAACCTAATCGGTTTTGGTCGTGACTTCCTAGTTCAGATCCGTCGTGCAGCTGTTGCTTACCGCTCACGTCACCGCATTGACCCACAGACCCGCTTGAAGGCAATCGTTCCTTCATGGATCTACGAGGCAATGGCAGCTGACCTAACTCTATCGATGCCTGGTGACGGTACTCTTGCAGTATCAAAGTCAGAAATCGACGGCTACCTAGCAACCGTTAACGTTGACCTAGTAGCTTCTCTAGACGCAACTGTCTTCGGCTCACAGGGTGCATCTGCACTTCTAGAGTTCCCAGACAGCTTCGTTTGGTACCTATTCGCTGAGGGAACATTCTTGTTCCTAGACGGCGGTACCCTAGACCTAGGTATCATCCGTGACTCTTCACTAGTCGGCACCAACGACTACAAGATGTTCACTGAGACCTTTGAGAATGTTGCTAAGGTCGGCATCGAGGCTCTTAAGATCACCTCGACCATCTCAATCAACGGTGTTGCTGCAGCTCTGCGCGACACCACTGGTGGCACCGCTGCAGCCACCATCGAGCTCTAATAGTTCGATAAAGCAGTTATCGTTGAGGGAGGGTCCTTCGGGGCCCTCCCAATACGAGTAAAAACATAGACTTTATTTAGAGGATTTTAAATGGCTTTCACAAAGACTGGTGTTGTAACAGCACCGAAGATTGTGCCATCAGCTTTTGGCCTACTCGCTGTAGTCAAGCCAGAAAATGGTCCTAACGAGGACCAGTGGGTCCGCGGATTCTCCCAAGAATGGGAAACAACCCTTTACTCAGCAACTAACTGGGACGACACCGACTCTACTGATGGCGAAGTTGTCGCTGCTGGAGCACCAACTTACTACACCGAAATTAAGCCTTGGTTTATCGAGGCAGAAGAGCTACGCTCTACCCTAGGTTTTAGCGGTCTTGACCGTATCGAGCGACTAAAGCGTCAGCTAGAGGGCATCACTCAGCACGCTATGGAAGTTGAACTCTGGGACGGTGCAGTTCGTAAGGGTGAGTCACACGCTAATCTGGCTCTTTCCGATGCCGCTGCTACCATTCTCAATAGCGGATCTGCTCTCTCGCCTAAGCGTGCACTTGCTCTTCTAGAGCACTCAATCGGTCAGGTATCAGACGGTGGCGAGCAGGGTGTAATTCACATGACTCGCGATGTTGCAGCTCTTCTAGCTAGCAACTCAAACATGCTTTTCCACGACGCCGGAACAGAACACCTACAAACCATGGGTGGGACTCCAGTAGTTGTTGGATCTGGTTATTCAGGCACTGGTCCTGATGGTGCAACTGGTGCTACCGCGTCAGTCACCAACAAATGGATTTACGCCACTGGCACCGTCCGCACTTATGTGGGCGATGTTGATGTCGTGAACGACAATCTAAGCCAAGCTTACGATGTGTCGGGTAATGCGAATGACATGCGTCTCAAAGCAATCCGCCCAGCCGCGGCTTACTTTGATACATCAATCCACCTTGCTGTTCGAGTCGATCTAACAGCCTAAACCTAAGGAGAATAGCTAAATGGCTACTCAAGAATATGCAGCTAGCATCCAGGGTGTGTCTATTCGCGTCACCCGTCTGGATTCTGCCGGCAACTTGATGACTGGTCCAGGAGACAGCTATACCACCTCTGCATTCATGCGTATCTCGTTCACTCCAGAATATGAAGAGGGCGACGAGATCACTGAAAAGGGTGCAAACGGTGTTGTATGTGTAACCTACAAGGCACCAGACACACTGAAGCGTATCACCATGGAGCTCGCAATCTGTGAGCCAGACCCAGAGCTTTCAGCTCTATTGTCTGGTGGTCTACTGCTTCGCAAGAACATCGGATCTTCTGAAGACCCTAACCTAAAGTCTGTCGGTTGGGCAGCTCCTGGTGTTGGTGACGACCCTGCTGGTAACGGTGTTGCCATCGAGGCTTGGTCACACGCTGTTAAGGACGGAAAGCGCGCTGGCGTTCTTCCTTACTTCCACTGGGTATTCCCATACGTGAAGATGCGTCAGTCAGGTGACCGCGTTATTGAAAATGGTCTATTGGCTAACACATTCGAAGGCTTTGGCCTTGGAAACTCGGCCTTCCAGTCTGGTATTGATGGCCGCTGGGAATTCCCAGTTGCTGCAGAGCGTCCATACGCTTACGCACGTGCCGACTGGGCTCCAACCGGTCTAAACGGCTTCTACACTTGGACTGATGGAACTGGTCCAGTTGTATTTACCGCACCAAACGCTAAGTCACCTACTGCGATCAACATTGAGAGTGCTGCAGCTACTTACGCTAGCTCGACTGGTACTGCAACTCTTACCTTCAGCGCGGCTCACGGTATCTCGGCTAATGACCAGATTTATGTCCAGAATGTTGGCGCAGCGTTTAACGGCACCTACACTGTATCTTCTTCTGTTGGTGCGACTGGTACTGGCGGAACCTACACTGTTAGCTACGTAAGCACTGGCGTCACTGATGCCATCACTAGCTTCGACGTATCGTCTGGTGCTCGTGTAACAGTTACTAACTCGGTAACTGAAACTCACCCAGCTCCTACCGCTGTAACTAGCGCACAGCTTGGTGCTGATGCTGATGACACCAGCTACAACGTACCTGGAAACATCAACTACAACGCTGACAACGACATCGACAACATCATCGTTTCGAACGAGTCAGAGTAACAACTACTAAGTAAAACGGGTGGCGCACTGGTCTAATAAGCTAGTACGCCACCCGTTAAACTTAGAAGAGAGGTTTATATGACAAATAACTTTTGGATCCAGCCCGAAGAGCTTGGCGATTACTCATATACAGAGTTCACCGAAGAAGCTGTTCGCACTGCGTCATACCTTCTCTGGGCCATGTCAGGTCGCAAGTACACTGGTGAAACCACGGTAACTGAGCGTTACACCTGTACCCTACGCAATAACCGACTCGGCCCTTCAACTAAAACTAACTCTCCAGTCCTTTTCGGTGGAGATGTCTACAACATTCCTTCTGGGGATTACGACGAATACTCCGAACTAACCTCTGACGGTATGTCCCCAGACTCGCGCATCCGACTACGCGGGCGTCCAGTAACTAAGATTCACGCCATTCGTAATCGTCTTGGTGACATAATTGACCCATCTAACTACTACCTCGTTGATCACTCAACTGTGCACGTTAAGGCCGGAACTCCTTGGACCCCATGCAATACTGAGGTTACATACTCATACGGTACTCCAGTTCCTGCTGTTGGAAAGATGGCAGCTAGAACCCTCGCCATTGAGTTCATCAAGCTTTGGTCTGATGACGACACGTGCCAGCTCCCTCAGCGCGTGACCTCCGTTTCACGTCAGGGCGTTTCCTACACCATTCTTGACAACCAAGAGTTCATCGAAGAACTTCGTACTGGCCTATACGTCATTGACCTATTCCTCAAGACCGTGAACCCAGACAACGCTCGACGTAAGTCGAAGGTATTCTCTCCAGATCAGCCTCGCGCTAGACGTTACTCGCCGAAAGCTCTTGTACTTACTGCTGATGCCGACTTTGACTTGGCCCTAGTCAAGGGAGCTTCTGCAAGCTGGACATCCACCGGCCTTGATGTTGACCTAAGCAACTTCGAAGAGGACTGGGACCCACTAGTTCAAATCAATAGCTATAGCGGTATTCGCTCTACCAACTTAGATAGCTCTGACGTCACTCTATCTTCTAACAATACTGTTCTAAGCTTCACCGTTCCATATGCAAAGGCAAATGCTCCACTTGGAATGGTTGACCCGGGTTATTGGACTCTCTACGCTACAAAAACTATTGACGGCGTAGAGAACCTAGTAGAACTTGCTTCTGGAAACCTCCAGATCAAGATGTATAGCTAAGAGAGGTAAATATGTCAATTCAGACTAATTTCCGCGCTCAGGACATGCTTGGTACCGCTAAGCCTGCCCCTAAGGCTGCTCCTGCTCCTAAGAAGGTGGCTACTAAGCCAGCTCCTAAGGTAGAGGCTCCTAAGGTAGAGGCTCCAGTGGTAGAGGTTGTAGCTGAGGCAGAACCTGCTGTTGACGTTGTAGAGGAGTAAAAATGACAACGACCGCTATTGACTTTACTGGTGTTACCGAAGATGCAACAAACCTTCGTGACATGATGGAAGGTGTACTCGAGCGCGTCCAGTCTATTTTTCAGTCCTACAACGTAGAGCTTCCTCAGAGGAAGTATTGGACGATGGGGCAACCAGCTATTGATTGTGAGCAGCTGGTTGTTTCATTCGTTCAGATGTATTTAGGCGCGCCTGGCGCTCAGGTTGCTGAACCTCAGCGTTGCCACGTTCCTCGCAGTGCGACTCTTAACATTATGATTTCTAGGGCTACTCCTATTGTTGGTCAGAATGGTAGACCTCCAGCTCCTACAAAGATTCAGCAAGCGTCCGAGACTCTGGCAATTGACTCATGGGTTCTTATGCAGTCAGTAAACTTGCTTGATCAGTGGGATGAGACTGGCTACGGCGTTGGTGTTATTGCAACTCTAGAAGCTGGATCGCCTGAAGGTGGGTTCCAAACCACGACTATGAACGTCACTATGGCGGTCCCATAAAATGCCAGCTTGGGGACTAGTCCCAGACAGTCCGTGGATATATGCGGCTCAGAAGTTTGGTGGTAAATATAAAGGAAAGTATCACCCGAAGCCACTTGGACGAGGTGGACTTTCCGCTGGATTTACTTTTGCAAGCTCTACAGTCAAAATATATAAAACTGCTCTTAACTACCAGACTCACGATCCGTCTGGAATGGTTGGTTCTTACCTACACAAAATAGGAAAAAGAATTGAAAGAGGGGCTAAAAGACAAGTTGGAGTTCAGAGTGGCAAGCTGCGCCGTAGCATTAACCTACAACATATAGCTTTTAGAGAAGGTGCAGCCATTAAGGTTGGATCTAATGTGAACTATGCTCTCCTACATCACGAAGGCTCTAGGCCTCACATAATTACCCCTGACCCACCTAATACAGTTTTGGTATTTGGCAGAGGATCTCGCGTAATTCATACCAGAGCTGTTAACCACCCTGGCACTAAACCTAATAGATACCTATCTGATCAACTCAGAATCCACGTAAGAGGGTAAAATAGAAGTACTGCTATTTGGCAGGAACAAGAAAGAAAGACATAAATAATATGACTAAATTCAAGGACTTTGGTACGGGCCCAGACCTGTCCAATGTAGAGCCAATCACCTTCGCACTCCACGGAGAGACTTTTGAGTGCAAGAAAGCTGTTCCAGGTAAGCTTCTTCTTAGCCTAGTTGCTAAGTCAAAGTCGGAGGATCCAGCTGAAGCTGCTGCAACTATCGGAGATTTCTTCTCTAAGGTTCTACTATCTGACAGCTACACCCGCTTTGATGCTCTACTAGAAGACCCGGATCGAATCGTAACTGTAGAGCAGTTGGGTGAGATTACTGGCTGGATTGTAGAGCAGTTCGGTGACCGCCCGGAAGAGCAGCCAGAGGCTTAGCAGAATGGGCTATTGACCTCTGGCCCTATGTAAACGGAAAAGCTCTGACCCTAGGAATTGATTTGAAGGAGATGAATATGTCAGACATGTTAGACGTCATTCATTTTCTTTTTGAAGAAGATTCTCGATACTCGTCTCAGGAAGAAGTCGAGTCAGTTAGCGCGATGAGGACTCAAATTTATGAGGGGCTGTATGGCGTGCCTTACACCTATAAGTTGAAAAAGAGCTCGAGATCAAACATGAATTCTTCTTCGGGAGATTTTTCTGGCATTGAAGAGACTAAACCATACATTCCTCCAACAGAGTTTGATCCAGAATCATCCAATCCATTCGGCAGTCTTTTAGAAGCTCCGCTTCGCTAGTTAAGTAGGTGAAAAAGTGGCCCTAGTAGGTGAAGCGCATATCCTCGTTCGTGCTATTACAACGAACGTAGAGAAGGATATTAAGCGCGCTTTCAGCAATGTTAGCGGTAGTTCTGCGTCCAATGCTGGAGCATCTCTAGGAGCTTCTTTTTCTAGAGGGCTTAGAGGTAGCTTAGATAATAATGTTTTTTCCAGACTAGCCGAGAACATTGCCCAGATAGCACCTAATGGAGAGCAAGCTAGATTAGCTTTCCAGGGCATGGTAAGAAGCTCCTACACGGCTGGGACTGCGATTTCCGTACTACTAGGGGCAATATCTTCTCTAATAGGTGGTCTTGGTGCGCTAGTTGGTGCTGCTGGGCAGGCCGCCGTTGGCTTGGTTGCTGTTGCTGGTGCTGCAGTAGCCCTTAAAGTTGGATTTAGCGTTGCTGGGCTAGCCTTCAAGGGAATTAGCCAAGCAGTTTCTGCGGCAACCTCGGCAAACAAGTCTTATGCTGACTCATTAAGAAAAGCTAAGTTCGAAGCAGAAGAAGCTGCTCTAGCGGTTGACGAAGCATCTCTAAACCTAGAGAAAGCAATTGAAGCTAGAAACCGAGTAGCTGATCTACCAGTTAATAGCAGAATACGAAGAGAAGCAGATCTCAACGTAAAAAAGGCAGAACTTGCACTACGTAAGGCAAAGGATGCCGAAAAGAATGCAGGTAAGGCCGCAGGTGGTGCTGGTAGTCAAGATCCATACGCCGGACTAACTCCTTCTCAGAAGGCGTTTGCTCAGTTCTTGGCTGGTCTAAAGACTAAGATGGACGAGATCAAAGAGGCTGCAGCTAAGGGCTTCCTACCTCTACTGAAGACTCAGATGGAGCGTCTAATCCAAGCTGGCGCTCTGGAGATTATACGAGACAGATTCTATGACATCGGCAGAGGCATGGGATTCGCTGCCGAAAAATTTACTGACATTGTCATGATCAGAGGTAGCCTAAAGAAGCTAGATGAAGTATTAAAAAATATCTCCGAGCAACTTCCGCCAATGGGTACTATTTTTGGAAACCTGTTTGACGGTTTGTTAAGTGTTCTTCGTCTTGCTGACCCAGCTATACGAAACTTTATTGGCTATTTAGAAACTAAGTCAAAGAAGTTTGCTGACTATTTTACCGTTGGTGGAGACCCTAAAAACAGCTCCATATCTAAGTTTTTTGTGGAATCGGAAAAAATGTTGGAAAGATTCTTTGGAATCTTTGGAAACATTTTCAAGACCATAGGAACCTTAGTAGAGGCTAACTTTGGTCTTGGCTCTGGTGGCGAGATCATGGTGACTTGGCTGGAAAAAACTACCAGCGGGTGGGCCAACATGGGACGTACTTTTGACGGCAAAGTCAGTGCTCCATTCAAGCAATGGTTTAGTGATGCTGCAACCAATACAACAAAAATATTGGACTCTATCGGAGCGCTTATTAAGGAGTTCCTCAAGCTGGGCGATATGCCAGAAATCGGCGAGACCTTTGACATCCTTAAAGCCGGAGCGCCTGCCATGGGTGAGCTCATGCGGGCTGGTATTAAGGCTGGACCTTCGCTAGCTCGACTAGTTGTAGAGTTGACAAGAATTTTTGTAGCCCTAGCTGACTCTGAGGGCCCTAAGGTCTTCTTTGACACTCTAACTACTTTTGCCTCGAAGACTGCAGACATTCTCGAGAGTGAAGTTGCTCAAAAAATTCTTAAAATGGTTGGTGGATTTCTAGCTTTTGCTCTTGCAATCGGCACAGTAACAAAACTTGCTAAATTCTTCGGAAGCGTCTTTATGGGAGTATTCCAGAACATAGCGGGTATGGCTGGTGGATTTATAACTAACCTAGGTAGATTCCAAAGTTTCCTTGTGCAGATGAACCTAGGGGCTAAAGACCTAATTGGTAAGGGTGGCTTCTTGAACACCCTATTCGGAAATCTAGGTGTTGGACTTAGCCGTTTCGGTCGTTTCTTGACTAGTTTTCCTGGTGTTGCAATTATTGCAACTCTTGTTACTCTATTTGTTGACCTATATAACAACTCCGAGACCTTTAGAACAACCGTGCAGGCCACCCTGTCTGGTATTGGCGATGCATTTGGTCGCCTCTGGGGCTCGCTAATGGGGCTGTTTGACCAGCTATTTGGTGGCGAAGGTTTGGGCGGAATTATGGAAGCCATTCGCCCAGTAACTGAACTAATTCTTGGTACGGTATTCCCATTGATTGGTGGCGTAATTACCGTAATCATTGACACTGTAGCCACCGCAATTAACTTTATAACCACATTGGTTAGAACCATTATGAATGGTATTAAACCACTTGTTAGTGGAATCATGGATCTATTCAAGGGTAACTTCGGCCCTGGCCTCGCTAAGATTTTTGGTGGCATAGGAATCATGTTGCTAGGAATTATTGAAGGCATTGTTAATGCCATCATTGGTGGAATTAACATAGTTCTAGGTGTGGTCAATGGTCTACTCAAGGCGATCGGTGATGGCCCTGTTGGTCAGTTCCTCAAGACTGTTACCGGTGGAGCTATCAACCTATCGAACGTTAAGCTAAAAGTCGATTACGTTGATTGGACTAGCAAGGCTAAGGCCAACTTGGCTAAAGTTGGCGGCACTAAGATGGCCACTGGTGGTACTGTATACCCAAGCTCTGGTGGATCAATGGTTACCGTAGCCGAGGCTGGTCGTCCAGAACGTATCGAACCACTACACCCTAACGGTCTATCTGATAGAGATATGGCTATCATCAACAAACTTTCTGGAGGCGGTGGCCCTCAGATTCAGGTCACAGTTAACCCATCTGCAAAGATGGATGAGCGCGAATTGGCAATGCAAGTTTCTCGCCAGATCGCATACGAGATTCGTAAGGGCGGTTACTAATGCCAACATATTATGACCCTAGTGCAAATATAAATCCAGCTACTCAGGCGGATGAGAATAAGTTAGTAAACAAGGCACTATCTAACCTACCCGCTCCGCACATCTCGGGACTAAAACTTCAGGCCGACATTTCTATTGGTGACCTAACGCTCAATACTATTGACGATAGCGATGTTATCTGGGTATGTACGGATATCGAGGGTTGGTGGAATCTACCAGAACCAGAGCTTCCAGACCTTCCTCGAGGATGGGGAGACGGTTCCTATGATGCTAAGGGTCGCTACACTGCTAGGCTCATGACCCTGAATGGCTCGTTCCTTACTCAGGATCCTTCCCAAGTTGAGGCTGCCAGACAAAAACTATTTAATGCTATTGACTTGGTATACGCTGGCGCGGACTTGGTAGTTAAGGAATCCCCAGTAATTAAAACTGCTTTTGTCAGACTTAGCGGTAGGCCAGAAATTGCCACCATGAAGGCTAGAGGTCGGACTGATTTTTCTATTGGTCTTAAAGCTGCTGACCCAATCAAATACGAGTATCTTTACACTTCTAGCCAAGCTGGTTCAGGCGAGACTATTGTGGATGGTTACAGGGAAAAAACTATCTCAGCCAATGGAAATACTACATGTACAAACTCGGGGACATATAAAGTTCCAACTGTCCTAGCTATAGCTGGTCCAGTTAATGCTGGAGCAACCATAGTTAATGCCATCAACTACTCTGACTCGAGCGTTACTGACATCTCTGAGACCATAACAGTAGTTACTGCTATCCCAAGCGGATCTACTCTAGAGATTGATTCGCTGAATAGAGAAGTGGTTCTAGTAACTGGAAGCACCGTTGTAAATGCGAGAAGTTATATCTCTACTCTCAGCGACTGGATCAGATTAGAGCCAAGCTCTAAGGCAAGCAATACAATCACCTTCACAGCCTCTGGAGGTACCTGTACCGTATCTTTCAGATCTGGCTGGATTGGCTAGTGTTATAATTTATCTAAAGACAACGACGAAAGTACAGTAATGGCGACTTTAACTACACAACCGACACTCTCGGCTAATTATCGCTATTTCGTTTGCGACCTTGTTACTAACGAGCTACTAGCAGAAATTCCGCTAAGCGGGGTATCTTATGGTCGATCAATTCGCGAGGCAGGGCCTTTTACAGGTGACATTCCAGTAAGCCCTGAAACCTACAACCTGAGCCTATACGAGAACACTGTTCCAGGTAAAACAGCTCTATACATTGTTCGTAATAACCAGTGTGTGTGGGGCGGAATCATTTGGTCTAGATCATATGACATCAAAAATAAAGTTTTGAACATTAGTGGTAACGAGTTCCCTAGCTACCTGTATCACCGCGTTGCATGGAAGACCTTTGACAATGGCTACAACGCTACAGTTACCCTAGACACTAACGGCATCGGCAAGCTAGAGCTGCAAGATAACGAAACATTTGATTTTGAAGCTAATATGCCAATTCAATTGGTGTTTGGTTCAGAAAACAATCAGAAGTACAACGGCTACTACTACATCACTGATGATCCTGCACCCACTACTAGCGTTGCTTACTTCACTGCTCAAAAAGACGGTAATGGTCTTATTTCTGTTCAAGGGGTAGCTAGGCAGGACACAAGTACAGCTGTCTATGTAAGACAAGATACGTACCAATATGCACGTGATTTGCTCGATGCATTAGAGCTGGATTTTTATGGACCTATCTTTGGAAATTCTGAGATAGAGCCCTCTCAGGTATTCGCGCAAATTATTACTACGGTATCTAGAACATCTAATGTCGCTACCGCGGTTTTTGCCAAGCCCCACTACTTGATTGCCGGACAAGGGTTTACTGTCAGAAATAGTGACACGGCTCTAGATGGTCGCCATGTGGTGCTAGATGTTCCAAATGAGAACACCATAACATTTACCAGCACTGGTAACGATATCTCCACGACTTCATTGACATCAAACGAGTCGGCCATATCTCAATACTCAAGAGCCGCTACTGGTGTTGTCACGGTGACTACTACATCTTCGCACTCATTTAATGTGGATGATGTTGTAGAGGTAAGCGGACTTACTAACCTAATAGACGGTACCCATGTAGTGACTGGAACTACCAGCACAACTCTAACCTTTCAGACTGAAGTTACTGTAGCTATCGCAACTAGCGAGCCTGCGGAAGACGCCACCGTGGAACGTAAGGCAGAAATTAGGTATGGATCTTACGGCGAGTATTCTCAGAACTCGGGACTTCAGTTGGATTACTCTACTGGTGGGCTCAGTGTTCAATCTCCTAGAGATAATCACCCATTTAGGGGTTTCGAACTTAAGTATGTCGGAGAGATTCTAGAGGAATATTCAAACAAGCCGGGTGGCTTTGAGTATCGAATTGACTGCGCATACGATGCGAATACAAACTCATTCACCAGAACTTTTGTCTTCCTGCCTATGGAGCCTGACTCTTTAAGAGAATATAAAAACGCGCTCCCAAACTCTAAGCTTCCTGCTGGTAAATACGCTCCCCTATCCGCGTTTAATGCGGACAAGATTGTATTTGAGCACCCTGGAAACATCCTAGCTGCTAGCATGGTTGAATCGGCAGAAGACGCGGCTACACGCTTCTGGGTTCAGGGTGATGACGACACTGGTAACTCTAATGCTTCACTGCCCTATGCGGCTGAATCAAACTTTGACTATTTAGATCGTGGGTGGCCTCTACTTGATCAAGTAGAAAAGATTGACAATATTAGCGAAGAGTCAATACTTTACGACGAGTATGCGACTCGTATGCTCTCGGAGTCAGTACCTCCGATTTCGAGTTTCTCTATTACTGTAGACGGATCCCTCCGACCAACGCTAGGAACATACAAACCAGGAGACTGGTGTTCAATCATTATTAATGATGATTTTGTGCAACTAAGAATTCAAAGCGAACTAGAGCCCGGGAGCTCGCAGGCAGATAGAGCTGGTGTCTTGCTTCGTAAGATTGATGCGTTTGAGGTGTCTGTACCAGAAAGCCCTAGCGTCCCGGAGGAAGTTACTTTGACCCTAGTAACTGAGACTGAAATTGATTCTGCTGGTGCCACTTTGATTGATTTAGATCCGACAATCATCAACACTACAAGCATTACTTTTGCTGTTAAATTTGACACTGAAAGAACAGATAGCTCTACCACTATTGCTCTATTTAGGGGCTCTACTCAGCTGACGACATGGACCCTTGATGCTGACGACATTCTTGATGCAACTTATTCAGCAACTGGTCTATCAGCTGGTACTAAATACGAATTTAAGCTAAAAGTTAATGGGACTACTTACGTAACTCAGTATGTAAAGACAAGGGCCTCGTAATCATGGGAATTAGACGTAGACGTAAAAAGCTGACCAGCCTCATATCCAATATGGATAAAAGGATCAGAACTGTAGAGTTTAAGAAGACAGCCTATGGAGTCACCAGCACCACGGAAGAAGTCTCTTCTAATGAAGAAGTTGGCGGTAACGAACCAGCCGGCTCTGTATACTCTCCTACCCTACCGAACCCATGGACTCGAGTACAACGAGCCTACTTCCACCCATCAAACGTAGTAGCTGGAGATAGGTTTGAGGTCCTGATGTACAATACCAACGGTATTGAGTCAGTATCAGGGTCTTCCGCTGAGAAGGGGGACTTTGTATCTATCTCTGCGCTAGGTAGATCTGCAGCTCCGATTGTTACCGTTGGCAGAACATACTTCAAAAATACTAACCCTAGTAATCCCTACTACACATGTCGCGCTCACGGAACTCCAAGTTGGTCGCTGAGCTCCACTAATACACGCGAAAGCCTAAAATTTAATGGTAATCAGGTATACGTGCCATTGCCAATCTCTGGAGATGTTTTTGGCACCGTTACCCATACATACCTGTTCTCGCATGGAAGCAGTATTACGGCAAATGGTCCTAGATACTCTCTAGCAACTAGAGCGTTGATTGCTTCGCACTCAGCTACAACAACTACTGCCACCCTAACCATCTCGGGAACTTCGCACCACTACACAGCTGATGACATTATTGATGTCAATGATCTTCCTGAAGCATATCGAGGCGTAGATGGCTTGTTTAAGGTGAAGTCTGTAACTTCCACTACCATCAGCTACGATTTTGATACTCCTCTATCGGCAGCTATTTCGTCTGCTACTGCTAGTTCGGGTACATATATTTATTCAGTTGCACAGAAATATGTCCGAGTTGGATCAACTTGGTTTGATACTGCAAATAAAGATAAGGTCTATTATTGGAATGGGCTGAGGTACCAAAGTAGCCAAGTAGAGGGGTTGACAAATGACGGTTCTGCACCAAGCCCGCCTACAAACCTTACTTTAGTTACAAGTGGGTATAACCGAGGTACCGACGGCGGTGCTAGGTCTAGGGTTGATCTATCTTGGACTGCGCCAACAACATCTGCTAATGGTAATACTTTAGATGATTTACTCGGATATAAAATTAGGATAAGCGAGACTGGCTACAGCAACTGGCGTGACACTAGAGATTTAAATGGACGAGACACTTCTGAAACAATAACTGGCTTAGATCCAAATAAGCAATATTACTTCCGAGTAACCGCCTATGATTCATTTGGGAACGAATCTACTGGACTTGACGGGACAATTGTTACTGGATTGGCCGCACTTAGCGTCGAAAAACCGTCGGCCCCTACAATTCCTACACCTAGGCTTGGAGTAGTTTTAGTTAGCTGGGATGGGAAAGACTATAACGGCGCTACAGTTCCTTTAGAGCTAATCAACTTTTTAGAGGTGCATGGATCAACTACTAGCGGATTTACCCCTAGCTCTAGCACCTTGCTAGCAAAAATTTATTCTAAAAACGCCCCCGCTGCAATTTCCAATCTTACCTACAACGCAACTTACTACTTTAAACTTGTTGCAGTCGATAAAAATGGCAATTCTAGTGATCCTTCCACTCAAACATCGGCCATAATTAAGCCCCTAGTTGATACTGACGTTATCGGTAAGGTTTTGAATGGAGCAAACATTGTAGACGGCTCTATTACTGCATCCGATTCAATTATTGGTAATACTATTACTGGCGGACTAATTCAGGCTCTTGCCATCAACGCTGGGCATATCGAGTCAAATAGCATCACCACAGACCGACTACAAGCCGGAACAATGACTGGCTTTACTATTCAAACATCCACCGGAAACACCGCAGTTATTCTAAGTGCGGCCGATAACAGTCTCTCCGTAAAAGTTAACGGAACTGTAGCAGCGTATTTAACCGGAACATACGACAGCACGTGGGGATATGGCGCTATGTTTGGGCTAGGGACCATCGGAGATCCATACAGTAGCAACGTGTTTTTCGAGGCGGATGCCTCCATTATTAGAGGTCCAAATAACGTAGCGGGGCTGGCTGCTTGGAGAAGTGGCGGTGGATATCTTGATCTCTGGGCCAACACTCAAATGAACCTAAGCGCCAGCTACATAACCATGGGCGATGCTCTTTCCGATTTAATAGATATTCAAGGCGCGGTAGTCATTAATGGTACCACTGGTCTATATGTTCAAAATCGAATTGATGCATATGGACGTATTGCAGCTCCTTCTTTTGCAATATGGGGCGTCGGTACTGTGATCACCGGAACTGGTGGTGTAGCACCTATCTCTGGTACCACAACCTCGGCCGCGAACGTTCGTCAACCAACCAGCGGTGACTCCCTGCTGAGGTTTGTTTCCTCTAGTGGTAGATATAAAAACACTGTCGTGGATATAGATTCTGTTGAAGAGCTAAACCCTAAGCTTTTATTAGACTTGCCTGTACGTGCTTTTAAGTACAATACTGACTACTTAAGTAATCCTGAAGACTCTAGGTACGATAGTCTAGTCCCTGGTTTTATTGCTGAAGAAGTAGAGCAGTTCTACGGAGCCGCGGTAGACTATAATGAAGACAATGTTCCAGAAAACTGGAATGAAAAGATGATGGTGCCTAGCATGCTAGCACTTATTCAAGACCTATATAGACAAATTGACGAACTGAAGCAAAGGTAAGTAATGGAAAATCAGGTTGACATAAACTCAGTTATCAATGAGTTTAAGGCTATTATTGCCGATCAAGCTCAGGTTATCGCAATTTTACGAGCAACCGTTATATCACTACAATCTAATGCGAATCCGTCTTCATCTACACCCTCATCGGATGGTCAATAAATGTTAGAAGTGCGAGATGGGGCTAGAACCCTTCAGTTTAGTGGCTCGCTTTTAGGGAAATCTACATCTAAACGTGGCGACTCAATTAGATGGATTGAATTCGAGCTATATAGGACTGACAGCGGTTCCTACATACTGTCACGTATTGGCGTTTCTTTAGTATTCCATGGAGCAGCTTGCGCCTTAGTTAAGCGCTACGGATTAAGTGAAATAGCTTTTGACAAGTTAAATAAAAAAGCAATTCCATGCCCGGAATGCGATCCATCCGAAGAAGCCGAGCTAGTATTTCCTGAAAAGTATCGTCACTGGGCTCAAGTCTCGGAAGAGCCTGGAGCCGTGCTAGATGCGTTATATAAGTACGATGACAACGGCGCACGCTACCTAACAAATGTCGCTCAAAGGTTGCTTGAAGAAGCGTCTAAGAACGATGACCTAATTGCGGACATTTATAAAATAGAGATAATTCCCTAACAAGACACCCTAGTTGCAAAGACTAGGGTTTTTTGCTAATATAAATTTCTTATCGAAAAGGATTTATATGGCAGGACTAGAAGGCATTCAGCTAGAGCTGGTAGATAGTGCCGAACAAGCATCTAAGTTTATTACTTGGCTTGGTGAGAGGCGTCCACTAAATGCCATTGCCATTGATACCGAGACCGGGGAGCTTCCGGGAAATCCGCGTGACCACGCTCTATCACCTTGGCATGGACGCCTGCGCCTAGCTCAGGTGGGTGATGGCATGACTGGCTGGGCTATTCCTTGGGACGAGTGGGGTGGTGTTTTCTACGAGGCCATGGGTAAATTCGATGGGCCTATTGTCTGCCACAACATTGCTTTCGAGGCTAAGTGGTTTGAGATCCAATCTCGCTGGAGCATGCCTTGGCACCGATCACATGACACGATGATCATGGCGCAGCTAATTGATCCGCTTGGCCAAGGCGGTCTAAAGCCCCTCACTGAACGTTATGTTGATCGCCACGCAGCGTATCTACAGACTCAGTTGGATGTGGGGCTAGCTGCTAATGGTTGGACTTGGGGTACTGTTCCAACTACCTTTGCACCTTACTGGTCTTATGGCGCACTAGACACGATTCTCACGATGCGACTTTTTGAGCAATTCTGGGAGAAGTGTGCTCCAGGTCGTCCATACTCTCAGGCCTACGAGCTAGAGATGAATACTCGCCGTATCGTGACCCGCATGGAGCTTAACGGTGCTCGCCTAGATCTGGATTACTCGCAGAAGAAGTTTAATGACTTGCTTCAATACACCGAGCAAGTGAAAGACTGGGTTCAGAAAACATACAACGCTTCAGTCACGAGTAATCCTCAGATGGCGCGCGTATTCGAGGAGCAACTCGGATCTCAGATTACCGAGACCACCCCTAGTGGGCAGAAGTCATTGACCAAGGACCAGCTCAAGCTATTCACTATCCACGGCTCTGAAGAAGTTAAGCAGCTTGCAGACACGATGTTGAAGCAACGTAAAGCTGACAAGCTCGCAAACACTTACTTCCTAAACTTCATTAACGACAACGTAAACGGATTTGTTCACCCGTCCGTAAAGACCATGGGTGCTCGTACTGGACGCATGTCTATCCAGAACCCTGCGCTACAGACTCTTCCAAAAGGTGATGACACCGTACGTCGTGCGTTCTTGCCTAAGGACGATGATCACGTAATTATTACGTCCGACCTTGATCAGGTAGAGTTCCGTATGTTTTCTTCCCTGTCTGGTGATGAAAACCTTATCAATCTATTCAATATGGCAGATGCTACTGGCTCTGACCCATTTACCGAGATCGGACGTGAAATCTACGCTGACCCGACCATGCAAAAGTCTGATAAGCGCCGTGGCCTAATTAAGGGTGTGGTTTATGGTCGCCTATATGGTGCTGGCGTCTCAAAGCAAGCCCTGACTGCGGGAGTGCCTGAAGAACAGATGCGTGCCGTATCTAACGCTTTCGATGATCGTTTCCCTGGAATGTCACTATTCCAGAAGAAAGTAGAAGATATTGGAATGCGTCGCTTGCGAGCAGAGGGCCAAGGTTATGTAAATACTTGGACTGGGCGTCGCTTACCTTGCGATGAAGACCGCGTCTACACTTTGGTTAATTATCTAATTCAAGGAGGAGCGGCCGAGGTATTCAAGTCGAACTTGATTAAGTTGGATCAAGCTGACTTGACTGAACTTTTGATCGTCCCTGTGCATGACGAAATTGTAGTAAATGCCCCTCGAAAAGAGGCGGAAGAAATTAAACAGTTGGTTCGTAAATGTATGACAACCACTGAAGGCTGGGCTGTCCCCCTAACAGCTGATGCCGATGGCCCACTAGAGACTTGGGGAGATAAATACTAATGATCTACGTTCTTGCAGTTGACCCTGGTAAAGCCACCGGAATGGCGCTATTTAGCCTCCAAAAAGGCCAAGATCCGGTCCTAGAGTGGTCAGGGGAGTTTCAACAGCACGAATACGCATCTCCAATTCGCGCCTCTCTAGCGACCGTACAAGGCGAATTAGAGGTGGTCTGCGAGCGATTCACAATTAACGCCCAGACTGTTAAAAACTCTCAGGCCCCGTACTCGCTCGAGCAGATTGGCATCCTCAAGCAATGTCTTATGGATGCTGGTCGCCCGGCCGATGACATTTATTTTCAAAGCCCTGCGGACGCAAAAGCCATGTTTTCCAACGAAAAGCTGAAGAAGCTTGGCTATTGGCATAAAGGTGGCGAAGGCCACGCACTTGACGCCATCCGACACGGTCTGCTAAGGTGTATCAAAGCTGGTTGGAAACCTATACAGCTACTAAATTAGTTATTATCAAAAAAATAACTTGACAAAGTTTTTTTCTGATAATATAAATATACGTAAAGACGCAAAGGATAAAAATGTCAGTTTTTGTTGAGCTAGAGGAATCTGGCGTAGACATCATTATTAACGCCGAGTGGCGTCTGAAAGAGCTGTGCAAGAGCATTCCTGGCGCTACTTGGAATTCTAAGGAAGGCGTCTGGCGACTAGCTGCGTCTTGGGCTGGATGTTTGGCCTTGCGCTCTACCTTTAAGGAAAGCCTTGAGATCGGCCCTCGCTTGGCCGAGTGGGCTAAGAACGAAAAGCTTAACCGTATTGATCCGTCAAATCACCTACGCGATGTAGACATGATGGAAGACGGAGATCAGGATCTTTTCCCTCACCAGCGTGCAGGAGTCGAGTTCCTATCCACTGCTCGCCGTGCTCTTCTAGCTGACGAGCCTGGACTTGGCAAAACCGCTCAGGCTATCCGCTCCCTAAAGCGCCTGCATGACAAAGGCGAAGCAGTTTTTCCGGCATTAATCGTATGCCCGAATACTTTGAAGAAGAACTGGGAGCGTGAGTTTGATAAGTGGTGGCCTGGAGTAAATGTCACCGTTATTGGAGGATCAGCTACGCAACGTCGTGCTCAATTTGAAAGTGACGCCGAGGTTTATGTAATTAACTGGGAGTCTTTGCGTAGCCACTCTCGCCTCGCTCCTTATGGCTCTATTGCTCTAGCTCGATGCCAAGACTGCGACGGACATGACTCGCGTATTACCCCTGCTCGTTGTGAAGTACACCGCCGTGAGCTAAACACTATTGACTTCAAGGCTGTTATTGCTGACGAGATTCATCGCTCTAAAGACCCTAAGTCTAAGCAGACTCGCGCTCTTTGGGCCGCCACTGGCGAAGCTGATATCCGCTATGCACTAACTGGTACTCCAATTGCCAATGACGTTGTAGATCTTTGGCCAATTCTTCACTGGATCTCTCCAGAAGAATGGCCAAGCAAGACTCGCTGGATTGACCGCATGATCAACACTATGCTCAACGCATTCGGTGGAATGATGGTTCTTGGTGTAAAGCCAGACATGGAGCAAGAGTTTTACGCAGCTATCAATCCACGCATGCGTCGTATGCTCAAGGCTAAGGTTCTACCTTGGCTACCTGCTGTTCTCACGGAGCGTCGTGACGTCGAGATGGGTGCTAAACAAGCTAAGGCCTATAAGCAGATGCTCGAGAACATGATTGCTTTGATTGAAGCCCCTGATGGCACTCTCGGAGATGCAGTTGTTGCGCCTAATCCTCTTACCCAAGCTCTACGTCTACTACAGTTTGCTAGCTCTTACGCAACCATCGAAGTAAATGAATCGGGACAAGAGAGCCTTATTTTGTCAGACCCTTCTTGTAAGGTTGATGCTCTGATGGATGACATGAAGAATGGTGACTTTGGCGATGACTCTGTTGCAGTCTGTGCAGTATCACGCCAGCTGATTGAAATCCTAAGTGCACGTCTTACAAAAGAAGGCATTGCTCATGGGCTGATCACTGGCTCAATCACAGCTGAAGATCGCCAAAAGGCTATTGATGACTTCCAGTCTGGAAAGACTAAGTGGATCCTTTTCACGGCACAAGCTGGTGGTGTGGGTGTTACCTTGACAACAGCGCGTCGCCTTGTTATGCTTCAAAGGCCATGGTCTCTTGTTGACTACAAGCAGGCTTTGGACCGTGTTCACCGCATTGGCTCTGAGATTCACGATTCAGTGATTATCACCGACTACGTAACTCAGGGGACTGTCGAAGAGCGTGTAATCCAGGCTCTAGACACTAAAGCTGACAATTTTGAGCAGATTGTTCGTGACAAGCACCAGCTGCTCCAAATGCTTAAAGAAAGCAAGGCAACTCTATAATGATGACTGAACCTATTCGCATCTCTAACTCTGAGATTCAAACCTTCAAGGATTGCCGTCGCCGGTGGTGGTTTACTTACTATCGCCGTCTCAAGCCAAAGATGGCTGAGTTTACTGGTGCACTCGCGCTTGGATCTCGTATCCACGAGGCACTAGATCAGTACTACAGCTCAAAGATGGAGCGTGACCTACTTCAGATTCACGCTGAACTAGTTGCTGCAGACATGAAGACTCTTACCGACGAGTTTCGTGACACAACCAGCCTAGAGACCGAAGCTGAGCTTGGTCGCGTAATGCTTGAGGGCTACCTAGAGTGGATGGAACTCGAAGGTATTGACGCAGAGCTAGAAATGATCTCTACTGAAGAGATTATTGAGCGTCCAATGATGGACGGTCGCGTCACCCTTCAGGGAAAAATTGACATGCGTGTTCGTCGCAAGATTGACGGCGTTCGTATGTTCCGTGACTTCAAGACTGTTGGTGGATCTTTTGCTGACTTTGGGTCTATCGCCCACATGAACGAGCAGGTCTTGACTTATATGGTTCTAGAGGAAGCTCAGAACAAGGATGGCGAACGCTCAGAGGGTGGTATCTTTACGATGCTTCGTAAGGTTAAGCGCGGTGCTTATGCTAAGCCACCGTTCTATGACCAGATTGAAGTTCGTCACAATGCTTTTACTTTGCGCTCGTTCTACCAGCGTCTAGAGGGAACCCTAGAGGACATCCTTCGAGTGCGTGATGGACTTGACGCTGGTGAAAGCCACTATAAACTTGCATATCCTAAGCCGTCTCGTGACTGCAAATGGAAATGCCAATTCTTCTCTATTTGCCCGCTGGTTGACGATGGTTCGGCAGCTGAAGCAGCAATTAGTGATGCGTTTGCGGTCGCCGACCCTTACGGTTATTACGGAATCGAAGAAAAGAAAGGAAGTGAGTAAGAATGTCGGAAGTCGATCGCAGTTTAACAATTATGGTTTATGGCGAATCGAAGGTTGGTAAATCAACCTTTGCCGTTACAGCTCCTTACCCACGTCTTATGCTTGACGTTGAGGGTGGACATCGTTTCCTCCCAATCACTGTCAAGTACTGGGACCCTATTCGCGAAGAACCACCGGTTGCTGATGGAACATGGGACACTGTTGTGGTCCAGGTTCGTGACTACGATGTAGTCCTCAAGACCTTCCAGTGGCTTCAGAGTGGGAAGCACCAGTTCAAGTCCTTGATCATCGACTCAATCTCTGAGTTGCAGGTCAAGTGCATGGACAACATTGCAGGAACCGAACAGATGAAGATGCAACAGTGGGGCGAATTGCTTCGCCACATGGGCGCGCTACTTCGTGATCTTCGTGACCTAACAATGCACCCAACTCAGCCTCTTGAGGCTGTAGTTCTGACCGCTATGGCACGTAAGGGTCAGGACGGCGTTTACCGTCCTTATCTACAGGGTCAGCTAGCAATTCAGGCCCCGTACTTCTATGACATCCTAGGCGCAATCACAGTGGAACAGTTCCCTAACTCGGACCCACTGCAGCCTCCATACAAGGTGCGACGCATGTACGTTGAGCGCACACCTGAGTATGAAGCTGGAGAACGCGTCCAGGGTCGTCTAGGAAAAATCGTCGAGCAGGGAGACCTTGGTGTCGAACGCATGCTCGATGTAATCTTTGGCGAAAAGACAAAGACCACAAAGAAAACAAGTAACTAAGGAAAATCATGAGTTCACTCAATTGGAGCGACCTAATCAAGGACGCTGGAGAACCTACTAGCTACGAGCCACTACCTGATGGTGACTACGAACTAAAGGTTATCGAATCAAAGGCTAAGAACACTCAGTCTGGCAAGACTATGTTCAGCATCACCACCGAGGTTCAGGGTGGCCCGCACGCAAAGCGTCGTGTCTGGGACAACCTGACCGTATCACCTGAGAACCCAAAGGCATTGGCTATCTTCTTCTCGAAGATGGAGTCCCTAGGTCTACCTCGTGATTTCTTCACCGCGTCTAACCCAAGCAACGCTCAGATCGAGCAGGCCCTACTAGGTCGCTCGTTCCGCGGAACGCTAGGTAAGAAGACCTACAACGGTACTGTCAGCAATGAGATTACCAAGTACTTCCGCCTAGTGGCCGATGCAACTGCCGGAGCACCAGTACCACCTGCTCCAGCTGCGGCACCAGCACCTGCTCCAGCTGCTCCAGTAGCCACTCCGTTTGACGGACCGTCGGTTGCTAACGCAGCACCAGCACCTGCTCCAGCACCAGCACCTGCGGCTCCTGTTTCATCAGAAGAGCCGTTCTAAATAAAAGTATCGAGGGGGTGTCTTATAGGCACCCCCTCTTTATTTATAAAGGGTTAAGATGAAAGTACTATTTACTGGAATGCTGTCTGCTCACTGTAAGGTGCCGACAGATGTCTCAAACAAGACTTTTTACACTGCATTTTCTTTAGTGTTTAGAGATCTATATCCAGAAGCTGAAATTGAGTGGAAAGCGCCGTCTCTAGCGTGGGACGAGGAATATCTTTCACAATATGATTTCATTTTTATTGGAATGGTGCCACCTACTTCGATGAGCGCCAACATGATCTACGGAACCCTTAAGTGTCTAGACACCGTCTACGATTGGCCTAATGTTCGTCTGATAATGGACTCTCCCCAGCTGTGGCAATATGCCCCTGGGCTATCTGCTATCAGTAAAGACCCTACTTACTTAGTGAGTAGTTTCTACTCTAAGCGCCCTAGCTATAAGCAAGCCGACACATACAAAACACTATCTAGCTTCAAGCGAGTGGCTGAGAGGATGCTTACTGAGAAGTGGCCTAAAGTCATTTATCCAGAACTCCCTTGGCACGACTCGGCCCGTAAGAGTGAATTGATCTCCGATCACCTGCCTCATGTCACTGACGCTTTCGGACTAAATTTAGATGGATACTTTCTAAACAATAAAAATCCAGACTATAAAGAGGTCTTTGACGCCCCTTGGTCTGTCGACAGCTTCAAATCTAAATGGGCTGGGAAGCTCAGCCGGACTGTATCCATGTCGTTCAGCGAGCTAAAGCTTGGAAAGACTTTTAATGATGTCCATGCAGAAGCTGCGCTTCGTAGTTCAATCGGCCTGATTGTTCCGCCTACGGACCGCAACGTCGGGACGTGGTGGAGTTATAGGTACCTGCAGGGCTTGCTCTCTGGCGTTCCTGTAGCGACTGACTGGACTGAGTCTAAAGCTTTGGGATCGGCGTGGGCCGTATTACCGTATCAAATCGAGGACATGACCCCGATTGAACGAAAAGAGCTGGCTCAGAAGCAACTCGAATC